TACCGGCGTCCTGCCCGGCGTCTAGCACCTGCTGTAACGCTTGTTGGCTTAAACCCATGCGTAACAGCTCGCGTACCTTGGTTGCATAGTTGGCAATGCCTGCTACTTGGTCGCGTAAACCTTGCAAAAAGCTAGCGCCGGTTTCTTTCCCGGCCTCTTGCGCCGCCCCAAAATCAAGCGCCTGCGTAATGCTGTCGCTAACAGATTGAGCAAAATCGGCGAACGCTTGTTTGGCGTCGGCTAACGTTTTTTGCGCGTCCTCAAGGGATTTTATTAGCCCCTCTTTGACCATTTCGCTAAACCGTTTGGTTTTGCCGCCGGCGCCTTTCGGGTCGTCTACGTCGGTTTCTTCGCCAACAGCGCCTAACGCTTTAGAGAATTCCAACGCAAAATAACGACCGTCGCCTAAATTGGCGTTGGCTCGGTCTACTTGGGTTACGAACGCGTCGAATTGCCCGCCCAATTGGTCAATGTCGATAAACTCGGTGAATGCGTCTTTAATGGCGCCGGCCGCGCCTAATACGTCGCCTTTCAATATTCTAAATTGGGCTTTGCCTACTTGAACAGCGCGGTACAAAACGTTGGTAAATGCGGCTATGGCTAGCGTCATGGCTTTAAGCGGCGGCACAATGTCAACACCGGCCCGCTTAAATTCGGCAATCATTTGCCGCACGCCTGCACCGAATCCATCTTCACCCATAGCGGCGGCGACACGTTCAATAGCTGGGGTTACGTTGTTATTGAAATACGTAACTACTTTTTGGGCTATTGGCAACAGCGCCCGGCCTATGTTCATTTGTACGTCGTCAATGGTGGCGCCGAGTATTTTCATTTGCCCGGCTAAGCCGCCTGACGTGCGAGCGAAATCGCCTTGTGCGTCGCTTGTCTGCTCGTAAATAACTTTCTGGGCCGCTAAAATCTTTTGTTGGCTAGTGAGCGCCCCGCTACCTCGGTAAATGCCTAGCTCTAGCGCGGCGGCTTTTAGTTCGGCGTCGTTAAGCAAAACACCGTAACGACGTAGCGGCTCGCTTTCGCCTCGTAGCGCGGCTCCTAGCGCGTTTATAGCGTCGTCTACGCTTGTATTGTTAAAGCTTGCTAGGTCGGCGGCAAGGGTAACAAAATCGGTGCTAAAGGTAGACAAATCTTTACCGGCAAGCCCAGCCGATTTACCAAAAATGGCGAACGTGTTAGCGGCTTTTAACGCCTCGGTTTGTGCTATACCCAAATTGCGGGCAGCTGAACGCGCAAAATCTTGTACGTCGGCGCTAATTGCACCAAAAACTACGCCGGCCTTGCTTGTTTCTTCGTTAAAATCTGACGCGGCTTTTACTGCTTGTGTGCCAAAAGCGACGGCGGCGGCGGTAATACCGGCCAACGCTGCGCTAGCCGCCAGTAGCGGGCCTTTCATTTTGCCGAACGCTGTTTGAGCCTCTTTAATACCCTTGTCAAAAAATTGGGTAAAAATTGGAATGTTAATAGCCACGGCGTACCTTTAGGTTTCGGTTGGTAATGCGCTCTACGTCTTTAATTACCTCATCTACTTTCTTTTCCACGCCCGGCCGGTTTTTCTCAATGGTTGGAATGAGTACGCGCGGTTGGTCACCTACGTCAGCTTGCGCGGTTAGGTTGGTGTAAAACTGGCCGCGAGTGTTACGGCCCGCGTGGTCAAAAATGGCGCCCGCCCCGTCGGCCTGCTGAATGACCATTAGTCGGTAAGGTAAAGCGCCGAACGTTATTTGTTGCGTGTAGCTGTTGCCAAATTCGTCTGAGCGTTGGAAATTTACGTAGCGCTCGCGGGTAGCGCGTACGCCTACTTTGACCTTAAAACCTTTTTGTACGGTCTTGTTATCCCATACAACGGCACGGCCTTTTACAAGGCTGCCCCGGCGCATACCCGACAGCGGCGCCCCGTTTTCGGCCGAATTGTCGTAACTAGACACCATTTGCCGGGCCTCGTTAATAATCTCGTCGCCAGCGCCTTTAATGCGTTTAGTGACCTGCCGGCGGTAACGGTTATCAATCTTGTTTAATTCGGCTAACGCCTCGCGCACGCCCTCTAGCTGTATGGCGGTTGCTTGCATTGGCGGCTACTTTCGTTCGTGTCTCTCCTGCAATACTTTAACCACGGTTGCTAGGTCTTGTAGGTCAAATTCAACGCCCGGCGGCCACCATGACAACGCTACTAGCAGCTCGGCTAGTTGTCGTCGGTATGTGCCGGCTGGGTAGGGTTTGCCGTGTCTTGCTCTACAACCTCAACGTATGGGGCCGACAGCTTTTTAATAAAATCGTCAAACGCTGCCGGTACTGTTTTGCCGGTCTGTTTGCTTGCCTCATACGCAAGGTACGCCAAATCTTCCACGCCCATAGACGTAGCCATATCTGATGCCTTGCGCTTAAATTTGCGTTCCCACAAAACAACCGTATAAAGGTTGGTCGTTACGTCGTAGGCGCCGTCGGGTGCGTGTACCCGTAGTGATAGCTGCATTATGTGCCTTTCGTGTCGGGCCGATTTTGGCCGGGTTTATACCGTGGTGTCGGTAGAGAAAACGCCACCCGTAAAAGTTACGTCAATGGTAGACAGTTCGCCCATGGTTGCATTAATTACTGGCAGCTCGGTAAGCAGCGCGCCAGTCAAAATAAAACCGGGGTTGGTCGCGCTGTCTGGTGGCGCTGACGGCTGCACGCGGACAGTAACCAAACCGCCGACAACGTTAGAAAGCGTGGCGTATGTTTCGGTTGCTGCGTAGCTCATGTACAGCGTAAGGGTAAGCTCGTGGTTGCCAAGGCCGGACACGTACTTACGGCTTGTGTCGCCAAACGCGGTATTTTCCAACTGGTCGTAACGCTGCGTAAACGTTGCAGCGGTGCATTGGTCGGACAAATCAACGGCGTTTACGGTTACGACCGGGTTGCTGAGGTAAATACTGGTAGCCATGGGTTAAATCTCCTCGTGTGTTTCTGTCTCTTTTTTAGCATTTTTTGCGGCTTTTGGTGCGGATACCTTAACCACAAACCCGGCCGATACAAGCGCGTCTACGTTTACGCCGGTAGCGGCGGCGGCCTCGGCGTCATAATCGGCGCCGACCTCACCTACGCGGGGGCTTGCAATCTTGTATTTGTCCATAGTTACCCCGTTTGTGCTTGCATTTCTACTGTTAGGTCATACGCCGGGTATTCGCCCGTACCAAAAACCGCAATTGTGGGGCGGCCGTCGGTTACGGCGATATTAGCGGCTAACAGCTTGGCGGCCATGTTCATTAGTGACCGTTGAGCGTCAAGGTTGCCCGGCCCTAATGTGATAAGGCGCACCGGGTACGTAATTTGTACAATGTTGTAATTGAAAGCCCGAAATGTTGGCGCCTCAATAAACGCGCACGGCGGCACAATGTTGCGCGGGTCGTTTGCTACTTGCAGGCCGGTAATGGTTTGCAACTTGGCGGTTAGGTCGTCTAGCGCCTCGTTAAACAAATCGGTGTAGGCCACAACGGGCATTAGTAAACCGCCGGCCGGTCAATACCCAACAGCTGTTTAATCATTGGGTTGATACCTACGCTGTTACCCGTGGTCATCCCGTCAAACCCGGCGAAATCGGTAATACTGCCGCGCTGACGGTACAGAAAGCCGCCGTATGCAATTGTGCCGAGCGTTACCGCTGCGCTAGGTGACGTTCCGGGTACGTCCCGGTAGCCGGCCTCGGCCCTGCGTCTAAAGCAAAAGGCGTTGGCGGCGCTTGCGCATTGGGTTAAAAAGGCTTGGTCAAGCGTTGACGCCGTGCCAATGCCTAGCCAATCCTCAATTTGCGTGGCGGTTACCCACGTGCAAACACTCGTAGCGTACGTAAACGTGCCAGTAGCGGCCGTACGCTGTACGTCGCTGCCCGTGACCTTGTACAGCACTTGGCTTGGTAGTGCTACCTCGTAATTGTAGGTTAAATCGCCCTCGTTATCTACACCCAAAAACAAAAATGGGGGCAACGCCCATACGGTAAATGTGCCGTCGAACGGGGCGCCGACGCCCGCAACCGTGAAAGAGTCTCCCACGGCCAACGGGTCGGCGTCTGTCAGCAGTTGAACAACCGCGTAGTTGTCCAATAGCTGTTTATTGGTTATTTGGGCTACCGCCATGGCGGGTTTACCGCCTTTCGGTTACGACTTAAGGATTTTTACAAACTTGGTGGCGTCAGCCATAAACGCGGCTGCGTATCCACGGAATGCAATCGTGCGGGCGAGCTTGGACGGCTCGTCAATGCTGATAGCGCCCTTTTGCTGTTCGTAGAACTCAAAACCGGCGGCTGGGCCGGCTGCGTGTCCGACGACGCCAAACAAGTTGCCCGAGCCGGTGCCGCCTGCCATGTTCTTATCGACCACGAGGGACAAGCCCAACGGGTTGCCGTTCCATGACGTAGCTGACGACGTACCGGCAGCGTTCTGGCCCATAAGACCGGGCGCGCCCACGAATGGGAACACGGGGCGGTCTTGGTTATCGACAGCCATACCGAGTTTGGCCCACACAATTGGCGCAACAAAATAGTGCGTTGGCAAGTAGTTAGAGCCGTTGCTAATCTGGTAAGCGGCGCCGTAGATGGCCTCTACAATGTCCTTGCCGTCAAAAGCGTTAAGCGTCTCAAACTGGGTAACGCCCGAAACCATGGTGTCCACCGCGTAATTGTCGGTTGCCTGACCGTACGCAATTGCAAGCTGTTCCAAAACAATGTTAAGCGACGCTGGGTCCGACCAATCGAGGTCTTGTTCTGAGAGCTGTACATACGTTCCGAATGACAGTTTGCTTACGTCGTTGTTGGCAATCGTGACCGATGACGGGTCAAGCGTGTTGTTCTGGCCGGTTGGCTGCTGGGTGACAACGGGGCGCGCCGTGATAACGGGGCGGCGGAATGTCGCACCAAACTGCGGCATAGCCTTAGCGCCGATAGCCGACACAAACGGGCGAATAGCGTTTAGCCCGTCGTACACCGGCGTTACGATTGTTTCCGGCAAGATACCGGGCGTATCGGTAGTAGTGATGTTTGGCGCGGCTGCCTTAATGTTGGCGTTCATCTGCGCAAAATCGTGACCGCCGCGAACGTATGCGGCCATATATTCGGCGGGGCTAGGCAGCTTAAAGTTGCGTGCCTGAGCGTGAACGGTAGTAGTGATTGCTTGCGCCTCAATAACGGCGGGCTGTTCTACGGGCTGGGTTTCCATTTCGGTAATCTCCTCGCTGGGTGTCTGTTGTTCAGTATTGCAAATTTCGGTCGGCTCTTGGTGGATAGTAGCCGCTACGCGCTCTACAACCGCGCCCGGCACGGCCCCGAACGGCACTAGCGACAGCTCTTGCCAGTCGGCGGCCTCAATTACCATTACGTCGCCGTCATAACTAAAACGGGTTGGCTGTACCCCGACGGACACCGCGTCTAAAACGCCGTCGGCCGCCAAAGTAAGCGCCTCATTGCCTAACGCGGTTTCGGAAATACGAGCCTCAAACAGCACGGCGTCGCCGACCTCTACGCGGCTTTCAACTACGCCAACCGGCTTGGAGGCATCGTGGTAAAGATACATTTTCGGTTTCTTGCCCTCAATTGGCAAACTACCGGGCGCAAAACGCACCTTTTCGCCGCTACTTACCATGGCGTCAACACCGTATTTGACCGCAACGCCGGCCAGCGTACGGCGTGGCAGCTCGCCCGCTGGCGCGGCGTCAAGGGTCAATTCCTGCGGGGTTAAATAAATCATTGGCCGTTTCTCCTCATGTCTGCCGGTTCCTCAATGTCAATTTCGGTTTTGGGTTCCTCGAGGTACATACCCTCTAGGTACTCGTCCACGTCAAACTCGACATAGGTGCCGCGTGGTAGCACGTTGTCGCCGCTAAGGGTTTGCGCGATGCAATCCGCGTACGCTTTCACGCCGAACGTGTAAAGATCGTGGCGGGCTTGTTCGCTGCTTTGGTAGCTGTATGCGCCGGTGCTAACGCCAACCAAATACGGTGGCACGTTAGCAAGGCGAGCCATTTCCAGCGCCTGAAATGTTGCAGCTTCGATAAGTAGCATTTTGTCCGGGGTTGCGTCGTTAATGATTACTTCCGTATGTTCGTTCACCATGCACGTAGCGTCGTTACGTCGGTGCGCGTCAAATGCGGCGGCCATGTCTGCCATTTCCTCGGCGCTTAAAGGCTCTCCTGATTTTTGACGCAAAATCGTGGCGGGCTGGCTTGACGTCGCATTTCTGTTGCGGGCCTGCTCTAGCTTTAGCGCGGTCATTACCGCGGTTGGGCTGGTTGTGTTGAGGCCTTGCACCGGGCTAATGAATTGCACGACGTCGCGGTAGTCAATTGGCAGGCCGTTAAACAAAATTTGTTTTGACGGCGCAAAATAAATAGGGCCTTGCTGGTCTTGCGTAGTAACCATTGCCGATGGCAGGCGCGTAAAGCCACTAGGGAAGCCGTCGGCCGTGCGCTCAGTAACAAATAAAAAAGCCCGCTGCGTAAAAAACAAATCATCAAACAACCATGCAAAAAGCGTGGTATTAGGTAGCGACTTGTCAAGGCGACGCAACCACGAGCGCGGCGCCTCGGGTACTTTCTCCATTTCGTCGCCGTTCCACATTTCTTTATACATTTTCAGCGGCATACAACTAATGACGCTTGCCAACAAATCACGCGCACGCGAAACCGTTGGGATGGCCATAAGGCGCGCCCGCAAATCGCCCTGCAAGTAGCTGTAATACTGGCCCACCTGCCCGGCGCCCGTGTTGGTTGTCCAACCTTGGCTAATAGCCGCTTTTACTGCGGTTGGGTTTTCATCCTTGCGGCCAAATAATGCCATGCGTGTAGTTAATCACACTTTGCGTGGTTTTGGTGGCAACCGGCCCGCGATCAAATCCCGACGAAAGGCCACGAGCCGGCGCCGTCGATAGGTTAGCGAAACGCGCCGCCTAATGTCGGTTTGCCTACCAATGTTGGTTTGCTCGCTAACGCGGTTGCCCAAATCATGCACCGGCAAGCTTCGATTGGCCCGGGGCTGCGTGTGCTGCTTACGGCTATGGCGCCTTGGTGCTTTACCAATACGGCGCGCTCTACTTGCTGGCTAAGGGTTTGTTGCCCGTTATGCGTCAGCCGGTTTTCGGTAATCATGGCGCGAACGGTTGCCGTCCACTTAAGTAGCTCTTTGTACCCGACGATTACGCGGCGGTTTTCTAGGTGCGGCGGGGTATGAATGTCTAGGCCCGGGGTTATTGCTAGGCGTAGCGTTGGCTGCTCGCGTGTGATCGTTTCGACTAGCCGCCATAGTTCGGCCATGCTGTCGGCCACAAATTCGAGCTTTACCGCGGTTTTTTCGCCGTTTAAAACGGCTCTAACGCCGGTGTATCGGCTTTCGTCAAGGCTGCTCTCAATAGCTAGCACGCCACCGGGCGGCGGCTCGACGTTGGTTTTTAGCGCGTCAAAAATGCCGGGCTCTAGCCAGCCTTGGCTAGTGGCTTGCCAAAGGTTTACCGAGGCGCGCAAGAAAGCGGCGCGGTTTGGTGATTGGGCTTCTGCCTGCAATACGTCTAGGTCGAGGGTATGTCCTAATGCGGGGTTTGCGTATGCCCATGCTTCGGGGGTCATTGGGTCTATGGCTGGTGGGCTGTATTCAGCGAAATAAAGCGGGCCGGGTTCGCCGCTGTCTATTTGCCGTAGGCCTTGGTCACGCCATCTAAGCATTGCGTGACTTTCTTGCGTTCCGGCCGTAGACGTCATCAAAAACATAGGGTTTTTCTTGGCTCGCTGGCTAGGTAGCAAACCGTCGTCTATGGCGGCTTCGCTAATCTGCCAAATTTCATCAGCCACAACTAGCGAGGCGCTAAAACCATGGCCGGCGTTAGGCGTAGCTGCCCGGGCGTACCATACGCTGCCGTCAGGCATAGTTACCTTTGACCGGCCGTATGACCACGACGGTTTAGCCCCAAAATGCGTTTCGAGAATAGGCGCCAAATACCCAAAAAACGATTGGGCCAAGCTCAAATCGTGGGCAACGGTAATAACGGTTTGCGGTTCGCCCCGGGCTGCGCCCTGCGTAACCAGCCACCAGCCCACTATTGCGGCGTTAAGAGTTGATTTACCATTTTGCCGCGCCACGGATAAATAGGCCTGCCGGTGCAACCACTTACCGGTTTCATCATGCGCCGTAATGCCAGCCAAAACGTGCAGCTGCCACGGCATGAGCTTTACCCGCAAAACCTTTTCCGCAAACTCAGCAACATTACCTACATAATTTTCATAACCACGGTGAGTGGTCGTTTCCAGTCTCGGCCAATCCCGGCCGGTCGCCGCCGGTTCGAGCCGGTCGCCGTCAAACCCTTTGTTTACTTGAGGATAGATAGAAAATGCATCT